CCTGTCTTGGCTAGTGTCTATCAATCGTTTGATAGTCAGGAAAAACAAAAAGGGTGGGAACGGTCCAAACATAGAGCCGTCCCCACCCCCTTATTCACTACGCTCCGGGTGATCCCCAGATCCCTAATGGATCTGAAATGCCGAAACTGTACCGCTCACGAGCCTTATAGCGAACATTTCCGGTATCAAAGTCACCGTCCATGCTCGTTTCAAGAGAAACGCGATTAAAGTGCTTCAGACCATTCGGAATGTCACTGAGAAGGAACCACGCATCCGTATCAGTCAGATAGTGATTCACAATCGTGCCACCAGGAACAACACCCATCGAACGCACCGCGTTGATATCGTTGTCCGCAGTCGAAGGTCTAAGATCAGATTTCATCACCCGTGTCGCCACAAACTGCAAGTCTGGCGGGATGACAAGCTTCTGGGGACGAGCAGCGATCAATAGACCACGCTCATCTGTCCATTTGCCAATCTGGATAACGGCAGCCTCAAGAGAAGTCTCATTGAAGTCAACGGCAGTGGCTGGACGGTTTGAGTTCTTACCACCCGAAACGAGTGGGTGACCATCACCGCCAGTTACGCCATCACCTGATGCCGTGAAAAGGTTTACACCATCGCCGCTCTGATAAGCGGCAGTAAATCCGTTGTTCAAAGGAACAACAGCTTTAACCTGCTTGGTATGGGCCATGGCGCGAGCCAAAGCCTTCGTATAACGACCTGACAGGGAATCGTAGAGATTATCCTCCATGGCTTCTTCCGTAATAGCAAAGCCCATGGCGATTGTCTCGTGATTGTAGCGAGCGGTGAAGCTCTCCTGTGCAGCGTCATACGAAATCGCTGATCCCTCGTCCTTGACGGGGGCAGCGTCGAAGCCCGAAAGCTTCACTTCTTCTTCAAATGACCGATCCGAACTTTCCTGCTCATAGATTTCACTATGCTCCGCATCGTAGCGAGCATATTCCATCCCGAAGAGCGCGTTAAGTCCAGGAAGCAGTTCCTTGAGAAGTTGTGCGCGTGATATAGCCATTAGTCAGTTTCTCCTATTGCCCAGTGGCTCGTCGATATTGATGTGGAGAAACCGTCACACTAGACGGCCAATTCCAAATACAAACAACGTCTGGATACGAATCACTAGCTGTTGTCCCAACTGGCTGCTTACTCATTGGACCATCAACAAAGTCGATGATACGAAGTGGAAGCGTCAGCGTTGTAGCTGGTGTGCTTGCATCCAAAGCATTTTTGGATTTACCGATAGAGGTGCTACCAGCCGTCTGCACCACACCCGCGTTCAATCCACGGTCTGTAGTGTTGACGGCTTCGTCACCTTGCATCTGGAATACAACCTGCGGGTCGTCAACTACATAAGCCATCGCATCAGTTGCCGTTGTACTCGCAGGCCACTGCGTGTTAAACGTCTTCTGACTTGTTGTGCTAGGTGTATAAGAACAACCCACAAAGATTCCAACAGAGTTCAATGCAGCAGTACCAGTGTCTTTAGTAATGGTACCATCTGTATGAACTGTAACGAAGTCACCGTTAAAAATGGCGGTCCCGTAAGTGCTGGCAATCGGTAGATGCCTTACCTTACTGGTCCACGAACCGGAGGCACTTAATGTGCCAATCGGTCTCGCTCCATACGGTGAAGCTGATGAAGCCATGATTCTCTAACCTGTTTAGAAATGAGGTGACATTTAGCGGTTTCCACCACCAAATGCCACACGAGTTTTACGATCTGGCGGGAGAACAGGCATCCGAGGATCGTTCTCACGCATATAATTGTTATCGACGGCTTGCATCTGTGACTGTGCATGACGGTGATAATACTCCCGTCTTTTAGCAACCGTTTCTTCTGGCGATTTACAGAGCAAAAGCCCACCGACTTCAATGTTGCCCTTGGCACCCCATTCTGACTTATGATCGCTCGTAATATGAAGTTCTGGATGGTCTTCGGCACGAACTGGTTCCCAACCTTCACGAAACTTTTTGGAAACATTTGTATTATCGGCATTACCGATCATAGATGTTCGTATCCATCGAAACACCCATCCTTCTTGCGGAATGGGATCAGGGAGTATGGACGCAGGTTCCCAGGGCTGGTCACGAGTCTCGTCTTCACGGGTCTCGACTGCTCTGGGTTTCCGTGGTGCGCGTTTTTCAGCCATCAGGACATCTCCTTCATTAGCTGTACCGCATATTGTTGCGGCGTAAGTCCCAGGCGTTTCGCGAGTCGTACCTGGGTCTGAGTTAGTGTAACCTTGCGCGGAATCGCACCATTATTTCTTGATGCAGGTGCTACAACCGGATTCACCTTGCGGCGGGCAGTTTCGACAACGAGCCTGCCGCTATCTCCACTGAAGTGCGTAGGAAAGATCTCTTTCATACGTTGATCAATCAATTGATAGTATTCGTCCGTGTCTGGGTCAACACCTTCTTCTCTAACAAGTCTCTCATGTACACCATATGCAAGACTAGTCATCTCCTTATCGTTACCGAACCACGGATTGTCTTTTTGCCACTCTACAGCCTTGGCATCGGGTTCGGGGGGAGGGGGAGGAGCGTGTTGTTGTTGTGCAGCCAACTCTTGATCCTCTGCAAGCACACTACGCTTCCAATTATCTATAATCTTCTGCGAAACAGAGGGTGCATACGCCTGTGCAAGCTGTGCATTGGTCAAATCCTTCTGTGCACTGGCAATTCTCCCCGAATCACCCGATTCGTGGGCCTTTTTGAAGTTTTCTTCGGCAATAGACATAGATGCACTTGCTCTATGCTTGGTTTGCTCCGTTAAAGCGGTCTGAGAGTCCTGAACAAGCCTAATCAGCCTCTGATTTTCGGTTTGAAGTGATTGAGTGTAGTTAACGGCCTCATTTGCAAGCCTATGCGACTCTTCCTTGGCCCTTCGCTCCTCATGGTAGTCGTATTTCAGCTTTTTGATGCGTTTTTGGACCTTTTGGCCGTATTGTTTAAGCTCAGGGTCGTCATCTGAGGCACCAGAGTCCCTTTTGTCCTCCATTGGTCGGTCATCAACGACGCTAACCTCAATCTCATCCACTTCAGAACTAGTTTGGGTCTCCGCAGGAGGCTCAATAGTGGTTCTAACACCTAAAAACTTGTCTTCTTCGGTCATTCTTCCGGTTTCTTCACTCATTTTAGGCCCTTTCCACGCCTCTGGGGTCTTCTACGACCGCCTCTACAGTGTCATCATTGATTAAACGGAACTCTTTACCACGAATTTTCAGTCTAGTACCACTGAAGGCTCGAAAAACAACAAAATCACCCACCTGACAATATGGCCCACTGGGAAATCGGGTAAACTCGGAATAGCAATCAGATCCCATAGACACCACCCAGCCCACAACAGTGGCAATCGACTCTTCATGCTGAGTCTGCGCCGATTTTACGATCCCACCTTCCGTGGTTTCATCAATTTCGGGTAGTGCAATAAGGATTTTGTATCCCTTTGGCTCCGGTAACTGACTAGCAAGGCGCGGAGACTCTTCTTCTGCGGAAACATCTAATTCCATTAACTGTTTTTCTACTTCTTGTGCGAGCGTAGCCATTAAGACCTCTCGTTAAGTTGCACTCTAATTGAGTGTGTTAATTTTTCTTTTTAGCCATCTCTAAGTCTTTCCTGCATATCAATAACCTCACGCTCGGCCCAAGCAAGACCTTCTATCATGCCGCACACTTTGCGGTATTCTTCTATGTCTTTAGCAGAACCTAACGCCAGATGATCGGCAAGCTCATTCATCTGCTCCCTTAACTTCTTACGAAGGAGGGGTAAGACGCCTTCACTCACCCTTAGACTTCCTGTCCCTTTCTCTTTGCTCTAAATCCAAGGCTGTCTTATATCCATCTGCCTCACGATCAGTCTCACGTTCCTGTTGTTCTAAGAATTCCTTACCCCTTTTATCTTCGCGGTCGGCTTTACGTTCCTTCTGGTCCACCTCGTGCTTATAGCCCTCCGCTTCCTGCAACGCCTCGAACTGCTCGCGGTCTATCTGGGTTTTAATCATCAGTTCCGTCTCATCCAGAGCAAGTTTCTCACGTTCCAACTCAAGTTCCGCCGCATCCTGCTGTTGATCCGCCGCCATCTTCTGCTGTTCAATCTGCTGCTTGGCCTCGTCGGCTTGCTGCTTCCGCTGAACTTCGGACTCCCGAATTCCAAGCTCGCGTTCCCGCTGCTGGATAATCGGATCTTGCTGCTGCTCGGCCTGTTGCTGTGCCTGTTGCTGTTGCTGCTTCTTGCCAGTCATCTGATCGGCGGCTTCGGCAACCAAGCTACTGAGCCTCTTTTCGACATCTTCGGGTAGCGGCTGATCGACCGGAGGCAACGGAACACCCAACTCTTCCTCTATCTGTCTACGGAAGATGAAGGCCAGATGCTCCCTGACATGTGCATCAAGTGCACCCATGACCGCACCGCCAGCAGGACTATTCTGAACTTCCTGCGCCATCTGCGGATCACTTTTCAATACCATATGGACACGCATGTGAGCATCGTGATCCTGGTATTCATATGCCTTAACAGGTGACATCGTAAGTATATCCTGATTTTCGCTAACAGGATCTTTCGGAGGTACATCATCCGTATCGGGAACAACCTTGTCGGCATTCGGAATACCAATCAATTCCATCATCTGCCTGTGCAGAAGTGGCATGTCATAAAGATTCGGTGCCTGGGCTGCTAGTTGCAGGGCGGCTTGGTATTGCATGATCCGTTGTGCCATGCTGGACGCATTGGGGTCCGACACAGGCACAACATCAATACGATCATCAAAATCTTCAACTTTAATCTCCTCTCCGGCCTCGGTTTCATACGGATACGCCGGATCAGTGTAATCTCTAATAATTTCAGACAAAATTTTATATTCTTGCTTCAGGCTTGCATGAATTCTCGCCTGAATCGCAGACTGGACCTTCATGGCCCGCTCCATGATCGCAAGAGTGGTTCCAACGGGAGCCTCTTGATTCATGTCCGCTATTTTCATATCGGCCATGGACGCGAATCTGCGTCCTTCTTCCACAATGTTGCCCAGTAATTGGTAAAGAACCGAAGAAGGTTCCTTATAAGGAAGGAAGGTGATGTTGTCACGAATCGCCCCTCCCGGTACATCAACGTCTCTGAATTCTCCCGGCATAATGGGCGTATCATCACCCTTGATTCTCAACCCACGGGTTTTAAGACCGCCAGGCAAATTCGATAGGGTGCCCGCGTCAACGAGTTGGCGCAGCAGGCTCGTCGCTGACTTCGCGAGTCCGCCGATCATATGGATCAATCCAAGATTGTAAAACCCGATCCCAGGAACGTATCCGTAATGTACGAAGTGTTGTTTTTTTATTCGATGTGGATCGTCTTCGGCCCAGTTCCTGTAAATCGACAATATAGTGCTATTTCCCTTCTCTATCGTAATGACATACGGGAGGGCAACACCGTCGCCGTCCTCAAATCCAGGCAGATCCAGATCAACGTGCATTTCGAGAAGCTGGTGCCGCTCGTCCTTGTCCCAGGACGGCTTCACGCCTCCAATATCTAAATATTTATCTGTTACTATGTCTTCTTCGATATGGGAGGGCGTTAGTTCGACATCACGGTAGAACCCGCTTACCTGAAGCTTCCTGATTTGATTTGTGCTCCTATTCATTACATGAGTGTACCGCTCCGCCTGCGCCAGATCGGCCTCATTGTACGAAACGACAAAATCCTCCGCCGGAACGAACATCGAAGTAGGTCTGCCCAGGGATGGATCAAAATAGATTTTACGAAATGCAGAACCAGCCAGCGGCAAACTGAAAAGAAGCTTCTCCGTTTCAGACCTGTATTCAGTCATAACTTCAAGAAGCTGATAGTTCAGATATTGCTGAACCCGTTTCGCCTGCTTGTCCCTTTCGGGACTAAAGGTGCCCCATATCTGAGTCTTGACCGGACCCTGGGCTGGCATGATCTCCTGAATCGTTTGACTCTGGAATCTCACTACCGCCTCGGACAGCATCGGATGGAATACCCCGCACGCTCCGGCCCAAGGTGTCGTGCGATCTTCTATCTCCAGACCAAGCTGGTCGAGGCCCTGCTCATACGTCTGCTCCCAGGACGATCTACTACTTTTATCTGCATCGAACTTGGAGATAAGATCCAGGGCAATGGTGCGTAGTTCGTCATCTTCTATATATTCGGCAAGGTTCGACTCGAATTTCTCACCAATACCACCTTCCGGTGCCATCGGATCGAAATCAATTTCGACGCCGCCATCATCCAATTCGGTTACCAGAGACTCCGGTAAGGCCATCTCCTCTTCTGCAAGCATGAGTCCTTCTGGACCCATATCAAAATCATCTCCGCCGAAAAAAGGATCTAGTGATTTATCTACTGCCACGGATCATCCTTCTCATAATATGAAGTACACACAATGAAATACTATAACCCCAGGGTCAACAATCAGTAGTAGTCGGCCTTACGCGTCGGAAGCAGATCACCCATGGGTTCGTCGCTCTCTATAGAAATAAAACCACCCTGCCTAAAACGCAAAAGTGCCTGTGTGGAAGAATCCACCAGATCATCATGGTCTCCGGTAGGAAATGCAGCAAACTCCTCAATCACCTTTTCCGCCCATCTTTTTTTGGGTGCCCAAACATGACCGGAAGAAAATAAATCGGAAATGGCGTTTACCCTGGCTATCTTATCCTTCCCCCTACTGGGAACATACTCGCCTACCGGAATTCCCATACGCCGCAATTCAAAGATCAACGGCGTACCCGCCGCCTTCGCCTCCACGATAAAGGCATCGGGTTTGTATTCTTTGTACATCTCATAGGCACGGGTTTTCAGATCTGGAAACTCAAGACGTTCTTCGAGCGCATCCAGCAAAATAATGTTCGTTATTTTGTTTTCATCTGTAAATACACCCCATGTCGTACATGCACTGTAGTCTGCGGTTTCCTTTGCAAGAAACGCAGTATCCCAGGACTGTATGACAAATTCACACTTGGGCGGATCTTTCTCTTCCCACTCCTTCCACCACTCCCGTTTGATGATCGCGCCTTCTTCGGAAGTCGGATCTTGCTGATACTGGGCGGTCCACTTGCCAACAGGAAGTTCCGCCTTCAGAGCTTCGAGCTGTTCAAGCGGCCAGAACCCAGGCCACAAGGGTTTTCCGCTGGGAAGGATGGCAGGAAACTCAATTACCTCCCACTCATCCGCACCACCTCTTTGGACTGATGCCTTGATGATACTTCCGGTCAGATCCTTTTTGGACCATCTGGTCATCACCAGACATATCGCCCCACCGGGCTGCAATCTCTGACGAGGACCGGATGTATACCATTCATATGTACGATCATATACGGATGGATCATTAAGAGCAGCTTCCTGCTCTGAGTGGGGATCATCCACGATCAGTATGTCCGCACCCTTACCAGTTACCGCACCACCAACCCCGATAGCGAAATAATCGCCACCCTTGTTCGTGTTCCAGCGTCCCGCAGCTTTCGAGTCCGCACTCAGGGCAACGCCCGGAAATATATCAGCGTATTCGCTGGAGCCAACGAGGTTACGAACCTTACGACCGAATCCCACTGCAAGCTCTGCCGTGTGAGCAGTTTGAATAACCTTACGATCAGGAAACTTTCCCAGATACCAGGCAGGAAACAGATGTGACGCGAATTCCGATTTGGTATGCCTGGGGGGCATATTTACGATCAGCCTCTTGAGACTCCCTTCCGCAATACGATTGAATGCGTCCGACATGGTTTTATGATGCGAACCTTCGATAAATGCGGGCCACACCTCCCTGACGAAAGTTAGGAAATCCTGATGTGATGCAACTCTTGCCTTCGCAGTAGAAAGTCTATTGATGATATCAAGTATTTCTTTTTTATCGGCTTCCGCGAAAGAATTCAGATTCTGCTGTATCGTGGATATGTCCACTAATTACCCTCTCTGCATATGTCGATTACACTGCTAACTAACTGATGCCACCTTTTGCTTCCAGGGTCATAACCTAACCCGGAAAGATATTCTTCCAAAATATCATCGGCGGTTTTTCCTACAAATTTCACTTTGCCGTTGCTATGACGGGCATAATGCTTCGGGTAATCCTTGAGGAGCTTATCGGCTTTGTACCCCAGGATGACATAATTTCTCCCCCGCATTCCAGCGGCTTTGTAGGCATCAACGGCGTCGGCCAAAACGTAAAGAAGTTTGTTGTCCATATTATCTATATAAGTAATCTAGACTTAGATATCTAGTCTAGATTATCTAGATGTATTATCTAACTTGAAAAGAAAAATAGATTATCAAGTTAGATAATACGGTGCCATCGTAAATGGTGGTCGGTAACAGAAAGTACAAATTTTGCTCATCGGATATCCAAAACAGTGTTTTATACAACCGCAAAACCCTCAGTCTCCAGCGGGGGGGGCCGGGGTCACTACCCACCCAACAACTCGCAACCTAGACAACTCGACAACCTTTACAACCGTACCCCCTATACAACCTCCGCAACAAACTCCAGGCTCCCAAGCACCTCGTGGTACGGAATCCCTAAAATTTCCGCTCTCCCCTCCTTCGTCGGTACGGCGTAAATCTCATGAATTCCTGGTAAGAGAAGGGAAGTTAGTTAATCCTTTATTCTAGTTTCTAGGAGCCAATCATGAGCAACACCGATGCAGTGTCCAACTGGGTCAACCTTTGTGTAACCCATGCCGTCGAGAATAACTTCACTCTCGTAGGTCTCCATGAGTACATCGACGGTGCCGTGCGTGCCAAGTATGAACTCCTTCGGGATGACTATGTCGGCAGGAACCCTAACCTAGCCGTCGGTGATGACCCCGATGTTATCCGAGTCAACATCACTTCGGCTACCCGTAGGTTCGAGGTCAACCCTGCGATGCGGAAAGCCATGTGGATCGAAGCTCTAACCTACATGGTCTCCGAAGGTATACAGCTCAGTGCCGAGGGGATGCCGAGTGCAATAGAGCGAGAGAGTGCTCTGGACCTTGAAGCCTCTGACAGGCTCGCAAGGGCTAGTCAAGGTCGCCGTGTAATCAAAGATGATCTGCCGTTCTAGATCACAACCTACCATCTGGGGGTGTCAAAGCCTCCAGGTGGCCTCTGTATTAAACACTTAACGATTACAACCCGTTACAACACGTTAAGAATAGAGAGACCCTCTAATCATAGTTTTCGTAACCGTCCTCTTCACCAAGGAGTCAACATGTTCTACGCCTTCGATACCCTCAACGACGACCAACTTGGCCTACTTGACAGTGCAACCAAACGTATCGGCACTGTCCTGGTCATGGAGTCCGTCCTGCGTTCAGCCAGCAAAGCTATCGTAGACGGCAAGACCATCGACGATATCGTAGAGGATGACACCCTCTTCCAAACCCTCTACGACGACATGGTCGGCATCGAAGACGCTTGGGCTGAAGAGCGTTGCGACCCTTACCTTTAGGAGACCATCATGTTTACACCCACCGAATGGATCATCGCTTTGATCATCTCACTATCCTGCGGGATACTCTGGTACCTAGCCGACCTCTACGACGCACGGTGGGCTAGTAAACATATGGGCTACTCCAAGGACGAGTGGGAAGGGTTCATTGCCCGGTATGGCTATAGCCGTAAACAAATACAGAACATCTGTAGCTATTATGGATGGGACTTTCCCAAGAACGACGAGGCATGGACCGAGATGGAAGCAAGGATGTCGCTCGACCTTGCAGAGGCCAGTATGTGCCACTCCTCAGAAGACCATGAAGCTCTCTGCGACTTCGTAATAGACGGCAAAGGCTTGGGTCATTGGGTGCGAGCAGATACCTCAACAGAAGTAACCCCACCACGGTTAGGAGAACCATCATGAACGAGGTTACAGATTACCAACTGTACTCAGGTGCAGTATTCGTGTTCGCGATACTAGCAATCATCCTCTGTCTACTATGGACAGTGTTCCTAACAATCGGGGAGGACGACTAACATGTTAGCTCAACTTCTGTGCCTCATCATCGTAGCCGGAGCAGCAACATACGGCGGATACCTCATAGGCCGTAACACCAACGGCTCACTCCGCCAAGACTTCGTAACCTGGCTCCTTCAAGGTACGGACATGGAGATAATATCCAAGGCTGACTATCGCTCCGCCAAGGATCATTTGGAGTGGGAGAAAGACCTATGGGAAGACAGCCCATCACCATTCGACCCACCTGCCAACCTGCCAGACGAGGAGTGGGAGAAGCGACTCGCCCTACACGCCAAGCATAGACAGGAATGGAAAGAGCGAACAAAAGGGCAAGGAGCAGACACTGAGTACCAGAAGAAACTCAACGACCTATTACGCTCAGACGAGGAGCCGTTCTAATGGAGATCCTGACTCACTGTGACTCATGTGGTGCAGACGGAACCGTAACAGAAAGAGGAGACTACGCAATGATACAGGTAGGTAAGAAGGACACCATAGTAGTAGCCATACCTGTACTAAGTTGCAGTAAGTGCACCTTTGAATGGTATGACAGCAGAGGGGCAGAGCTGATAGACCAAGCAATAGGAGAATTCTTAGAATGGCAAGATGCAGGACAATTAACACCCGACAACGACGACAACTTCAAACCACACCTGAACTAAGGAGAAATGAAATGTACAACTGGCCCGATATCATAGCGATATTCATTGCCTGGTCCCTGTTTCTAGGACTAGCGATACATACCCTGACATGGGATCACATGTACAAGAAGCTTACTGAGGAACGTATGAGGTCATCTAAATGGTTCATTGAGTATCAAAAAGAACGCATGGGATCATCACTCAGATAAGCGGGTGCGCAAAGGAGAACAACAGTGAGAAAGATACAGTGGACCAACACCAAGATAGCCCAGGCAGCAATCGCCATACTCCTTCCGATACTATACATCCTCGCCATGGTCAGAATCATGAACACCTGGCCATGGTAAGATTCAGCAAAACAAAACTAGAACAACCAAGACAACTTAAAAAAATAAAGAACACCATATCAAGGGGATACGGTCGCCACAAAAACCCTTCTGGTACGAAGATGGACTTGTCAAGTAAAGTTCCCTCGTCTACTGGCGTCCTATCTTCTTACTTCTGGCATCGGGATCTTGACTTGCCTGCGAACCATCTTCTAGTAAGGGAAGTGTAGTTTGGCTTGATTCATTCAACAAAAAGGAATAGAACAATGGCCACGAAGCAACCGAAGTTACCCGCAGGACCACCGCAACGCATGAATCTAGTAACAACACAGATTCGGGCAGATGCACAAGTCGGTGACGATAGAAATGCCGAGATCGCTTACACCCATGGTAACCCAGAAGGTTGGGATGCCATCGAAGTAATTGAGTCGGTCAGCAGGGCAGCCTATCAAACAGCACAAGCATCTGGACGAGGCAAGGAAGCAAACGAGGCAAAGGGTAGAGCAACTCAGCTTATATGTGAAACCATGTTAGGAGTATGCTCAGTAGAATTGGATGATGAGTGGATGCACGACAAAGATGGAGAACCATTCACACCAAGAGAAGCAAGACAAGCATTCGCCAACCATGTATACGCAACTGGGTACGAAGAGGTAGTGAATGCAGCAGGTGGTAGATGGAATGGAAACGATAAAACCCATGAAACCAAAGAGAAACAGGTATCATCGGCAGCCGCACTATGGTCTGGAAAAAGAGCAGACTGGGCGAACGCCTTAACTCTATTCGACAGAAATCCTTCACAAGTACAGGCAATACTAAAGCCTAATAGAAGGACCATATCCAAAGACGGATCAGCAGGTTCGACCGTCTCATTTGATCAGAGAAGTAAGGATATGACAGCCAAGATAGATAATCTAGCTAAGGTAGCATGTACAGACTGGGTAAAAACAATTTCAGGTCTGAACAAAGCACAAGGACAGGTAACTACGTTAAGTAAAAAGCGTAATGACATGAGAGCAGAGGTAACCTCTCAATACAATCTAGATGTGGTAGTTAGAAACAAGGACCAAGTATCAGCTTGGAACCAACATCTACAAAATGTTATCGACTCAGATAATGAGATAGCCTAATTCACTTGGAGAGTGGGGGACACAGGCTAGACTCGCTAGAAGACAGCCGACGAGAAAGTCTGTACCCCCACAAACCAATACAAAAAAAAACTATGACTGATACAGCAAGAATGGCATCAATGGTATCCGCAATGTTCGCAACAACAGAAGGTGACAGCCCCGAAAGCATCGAACAACGTGCGAGATTCTACAAATTAGTTCCTGGAATACACTGGCCCGATGACTGGGACAGTCTCGACCAGGCAGAACAAAAGAAAAGACTAGATGGCATGGATAAACTTGGACTCCAAGGCAAATAAACAATGAGTAAAATTCCAGACGGCATAGAGCACTGGACAGCAGATGAAATTGCTGAGTGCCTAGATGATATAAGTCACAGCACTTATGTACGCCTGTACCAAATCGTCAGCGAAACAGAAAAGAACGGTACTGCAAAGCCACTTGGTGGTGATGGCTCCAATGGTACGACAGAGATCCCGATAGTGGATGACTCATATGGCAATCAACCTCGTGCTTTCTGGAACTCTCTCACCACTGAGCAACAAAAAGAAATACAAGATTCCTACGAAAAATACTAAGGGAAATAAAAAAATGTGGAGACTATTATATTCCGACCCATTGGCAATAAGCGACCCGGCCAACATGTACCGAGCACAATGGTATCGAACAGAAGAAGAAGCACAAGCAGAATTCGACAGATATGAAAATATGCACAAGAAAAAGATAGGCACAGGTCGAAGACCTCTTAGTATACGATTCATACAATGGCCACCAACAGGTGCATATGAACGTGACAAAGAAGGCAAGATAGTATCAGACGATATCACTCAAGGCTTACACTTTGCAAACAGATGGGCACAATACCAACTGATGTAAGAAAAAACTAAAAAATTTATCAGGTTAACCTTACAACTATCGTAGTGTAAGGAAAAAAATTTAACAGGACAGGACTACAACGATACAACCCGCGCGAGGGTGGTACGGTCGTCATTAAATACTTAATGAGAAGCCCCCGAGGATGGTACGGTCGCCCGCGAGGGTGGTACGGTCGTCATTAAATACTTAATGAGATGACCCCCATGCTGTCAGGCTTCGATAGAAAGGATCGCCCCAAGCTTCTCCATTAGTTCCTTCTCTATCTCCTCCGGTGACTGGTTCTTCACCGTCACAAGGGTACTGTCCTCAAAGAATCCCATCTTCTTTCCTAGCAATTCCAGTGCCCTGATACGACTGGCCGCAGGATTCTTCTCGTTCGCTGCCTCATCCTGCAATTGCTCAATGATCCAGTCGCCAGTCAGCTTTCGATGTGCCCGCCTCTCTTTCTGCGTGTCTTTCTTCAGAGACTTGATGGCAGTCTTCACCTTCTCGTTCTTGGAGAGCTTGAACGCAGAGTTCCGTATCACCTGTTCGCTCATCTTGGAGGTATCGTATGCCTTACGATAGGCTTCCGTGTTGTTGTCACCGGAGGCCACGAATGAAGCGAACGCGTTCTGCTTGGGTGTAATCGTGGGGCGGGTCTTCATGGTCACCACGATATATATCCCCATTATCTCCGTCAATGACCAACCAAAGATTACGGTCGTCAGGGTGTACCAACCAAAGATTACGGTCGCCAGGGTGTAGCCATTAAATACTTAATGACTAACGGGGGAATTGAATATATAATAAAAATCCGTTATATTTATATTAGGAAAAAGGAGTCTTCACCAGGGGGGTAGGGAGTGAGGCCACTCATTAAGTACTTAACGAGCAGAGAGGAGAGGATGAAAAGAATCCGCATCAAGCGGAGGACACTGTCGTCAGGTCAGCCACGAATCCCATCATGCCTACGGCGCATCGGATGTAGCGTGTTACGCAAGCAGATGATCGGAGAGTATATCGGGATGATGGCCAGAGGTGAGCAAGTACGAGCCAACAACCTGACTCGACAGTTCCTACGCAACAAAGACTTCCATGTTGAGACATGGAGGGAGAGGGAGGGCCACAAGGTAGCTGAGATGCCTACCACTGGAGCCTACACTCTTAACAAGTCACTCCCTGGTAACCTGTCCTTCACTGAGGAGAGAGATAGTAAAATCCGTTCTCATTAAATGTTTAATGGGTGTGTCCCCAACCAAAGGAGAGAAGTATGGACACGAATGATGAGCAGTACATGGAACTTGTGGTCAAGTGCCAAACGAAACCGGAGCCTGTACGCACCATGGAGCGAGAGAATCTTGATGCACGATTCGGAAGGGTGCTTCGTAGCAAGAAGGTGCATGAGTCAGCCGACATAATAAGTGAGGCATGGGGACTGGGGGGTGCGTTGTGAAACACGATGACGAAGCCATCCTCATGGAAACTTGGCGCAACGTATCCAACGATCCCAATTGGTACACCGATATGTTTGTCTTTACCGGACGGGAATACGAGGAGGTTGAATACGAGATTCTGGATTCTTCCATACTGAACTTCGTGGGGTTGGGGCTAGACGATGATGAGTAAATTTTCAGACGGCAAAATATTTTTTAACGCTACCAACCTGGAGCCTGAAGATTTCGTAATTATGGATACGTCCAACCGTGCCGCCGAGGGAGCCGGGCTACCCCAGGATATAAAAAGAAATCTTGCGTTAGATAATGGTGTGCATGGGCATGGCCGCACATGTGAGTGCTACCCATGTCAGCAATCGAACTATCGAATGAATCGTGATGACCCGAGCGTGGGAGGATTTGATGAATGTTCCAAGTAAGTATCCTGTTGAGGGGTATGGAGAAGTGAAAGACCTGGTGGATAAAATAAAATTATATTCCAATCTTAGAATTCATGCTTACGAGCAGGGCCTTCCGGCATACGACCAAGAGGGCAATGAGATTAGGCATGAGTCGGATGAAGTTCTGGAGCAGATCGAAAAAGATCTGAATGAACTTGTATTTACTTGTATAGATGGAGGATGGATCTGATGGCCAACCCTTGACGAGTGGCAGCAGGGAATAGATAAAAATATTTCTGAGTTAAAGAAAGTAACCGAGTTTCTGTCTACTTGCGGAGGATATTAGACAAAAGCACAAAGCGAACAGTGAAGGTGAACCTAGTGAATAGTTATGCTAACCAACCGAATTAACAACGCGCACTAACCGAAGGGGAATTGAACAGTAAATAAAAATGTGTTATATTTCTTTGTAGAAATGGTCGAGCAGGACCGCCACCATTAAACACTTAATCATCAACAAGGAGAGGAGAAGATGATAAAAGAGGTGGAACCACAAGACGTTCCCGACATTGTCGTGGAGTGTGAGCCAGTAGACGAGCCAGTCGTACTGGTAGGTAGCCCTGGGGTGGGCAAGAGCTTCATCATCAGAGAGTGTGCCAGACGGATAGCCCAATTAAAGGCGAAGAAGTTAGGCATACCTGAGATGACGATAGTTGAGAACCCACCTACAGGATACCAACGTGCGATACATGAGTATGCGTTGCTGATGTTCAACGCTACTTACCTTGAGCCTGAAGACTTCGTGTTCCCGAACATTAGGGAAGTCGAGGATGATCAGGCCATGTACGAGAGGCTAGTGATTGACCACTTGCCTCGCGAACCCTTCAATCTTATGAGCTTTGAGGAGATCGCTAAGAAGCCAGATCTATTCAAGATCCTGGCACAGCTAATGAATGAAGGTCAATTGGGAATGGATTATGTTTGTCCCGACGATACCTACTTCATGGCTACGTCCAACCAAGCATCCGATGGTGCAGGGTCATTCGATTTCCATACCGATCTAATCAATCGGGCGATGATCCTCATAGTGAAGCCGACAGCCGAGGGATTCTGTCGCCACCACGATGGTGAGTTGGCACCGGAGATCATGGGACTACTAAAATGGTTCCCAGATTTAATTATGACCTTCGATTCGAGTGCCCGTAAGAAGCCGTTCGCATCACCTAGATCCATAGAGAAATTCAATAGGATGCTGAAGAATGGTACTAACTTTGAGAGACATGCGTCCGGTGATCAGATGATGCTGGGTATGCTTGGAGAAAAATTTACCGTCGAGTTCAAAACTATGGTGAGAGCGTTCGGCAGACTGGGCAACATTGATGCAATGCTCAGTGATCCAGACAACCACCGTGATGAGATTAGCCGACTGAAGAATGATACCAGTCACAACGGTAGGCAAACACTGTGTAGTATGATTGTTATGTTAGCGAAGCGAGTTAAAAAAGATCCATACCAGTATAATAATATTGTGAAGTTCATGGAGCAGATTGATGACGAGAGTGCGGTGACCTTCACCCACATCGCATTGCAAGTGAATCCCGAAGTGAAGAACCAAACTGAGTTCGGGCGACACTACTCAAGAAACCAAGGCTTCTACTTCTAAGAGGAGGAAGGATGAAGAAACTATTTGAAGGAGCTTTATTGGTGAGCTTTGACACCAGGCACCCAGGTGACAAAAAATCTAATAGAGCATTGGCTGATCGGGCTGCTGATCATTTGGGAATTGATAGTTCTAGGTATGGAAATGTCATACACACTATCCCCAAGAACATTATGCAGAGGATTCGTACTCCTGCTCGTCATGCTAGGGAGTTTATGAAACGTGAAACAATCGTATGGTCTGCATCTAAAAATAATTTCAATGGCGGGAGAGTGTCCGGCGGTCAGTATCTGTTGACCACTGACAAGCTACCGAAATTTGAAAGTGGCATGGCCAAATACCGACAGGAATGGGAAGACCTGAAGCGTACAGATTTATTTTCCCAATGGGATACGATTTGTGCGGAAGCACCTACTGCACTCAACGATGCCTATGACCCAAGATACTACCCACCTATCGACGAATTGAGAAAACAATTTGAATGGAATGTAAGGTTAAATCCGCTGTGGGATGTCAACGACATCACCAATGATGTCAGACTCAAGGCATCCAATGACCTCGTAGAAAGTTGTATTGAGGAAGCACAACGAGATCAAGCCGTGCGTATATCCAACGCAGTCGGATCAATGGCCGAACGAGTCATAGACCTGACCTCCGATATAGCAGATCGAATGGCGTATGATCCCGACCCCTCCGATAAGAGGAAGGGAAACAATCTACCCAAGGCACCGACATGGAAAAAATTATCTGATCTGACTGATACTTTAGATAGTGTCAATCAAATGTTTGATGATGATGCGCTGACCGAAACGGTAGAAAAGATGCGAGAGTTCCAAGGTAGGGTGGGAAGCATGGGTTCAGCCAAGGATATAAGAGAAACGTTGCAGAAAGATTCGTCAGAGAGGGACCGATTGAAAAACGAATTGGCTGACATTCAAGATGCGGCATCTCCGGCATTGAATAGGTTCGATGAATTCATGGATGGCTGAAACAATAAACCTAGAAAATTAAGGTTATAGTTTTCGCGATGACGCACTTGGCTCGTGAAAAAAATATATTTAAGATGAAGTATACTATGATACTACCCGTGCTAAATGTGCGAGAAGTCTCTTCAGCAGGACTTTCTGCACATTCTGCACGTTCATATCAGGAAGAGGAGAGAGCATGAGGGAAAAATCTGAAGCAGAGATACAGGTACAGCGTGTAAAAAAGAGTCGGGCACGACTGTATTCGGAAGCACCCGGCACCTACATGATGATGGCAGGACTCCCGATAGAGGCGAGCAACCAAGTAGACACGTTTGCCACCGATGGGAAAAAGGTTCTAGTGAATGTTGGTTTCTGTAAGAGCCTACCCGACCGTGATGTATCGGGAATAATGATACACGAATCTTTACATATCAGTTTGAAACATATGTATCGTAGACCTGAATGGTGTTGCCATACGTTATGGAATGAATCAACCGACTATGTAATCAACGGTTGGATCTACCAAAGTGACAATTATGGAAAGTCATTTAGTCTTCCCAAGAATTGTTTGAACAACAAAAAATATTGGGGATGGGCAGCCGAGAAAGTTGCCAGAGATCTATTGGATAACGGATGGGAAGAACCACCCGAAGGTACTGACAGAGGGGTCAGGCCAGGTGATGTCATGGATGCCGAAGAAGAAGGCGATGACTTAATCGAAGCAGAGGAAGAACTGGATGAGCGTATAGCCGACGCCTCCCTGTTGGAGAAATCTGTAGGTCGAGGCAAGGGTGGTATGATGACCAAGATTGTGGATCGGATCGGAAAGACAAGTACATCCGAACACATAAGACATTGGCTACAAAGCAGATATACTAGTCCAAACAAGAGTCTCGCCAGACCGAACAGAAGATTTGTTCACAAAAAAATATATCTGCCCACTCCGAAGAAGCAGGTGGAGAGACTCCATGTTTGTATCGACTCATCTGCATCAGTAGGCAAAAGAGAATTAGCTGACTATCGTTGCCAGATCGTTCGATACGCTAAAGAGCTTGGGCTGAACATCATCCGTGTAGCGTATGTGGATTCACGCATCCATGAGAACAAGATAGACGGCGGTATCTGGCACGACATAGTGCTAGATGGGGCAAGCCCCGACAGTATAGAGTTGAATGTCCACGGAGGAGGAGGCACTAGCTTCGATCCGATATTCAACAGGATAGAAGAGGATGGCGAGGAAGTAACGGCACTCGTCTACATGACCGATGGGTATGGTAGCGTGAAGGTGAACGAGCCGACCTATCCAGTGCTATGGCTCTCGTCTGGTTGCGAACCTGACTTCTATAGAACTAGCAGATGGGGTAAGCATGTCTCACTCTCATATTATTGATTGGAAAAAAAGATGAGTAAGCATATCGAAAGGCCAGTACATCAGATAGTTGATAAGATCTCAGATAGCTTGGATCGTTTGGAAAAACAATTAGAACTTCTGGGAAAAATAATTAAGAAGGAGGGGGAAGATGAGTCACCCAGGTGAAGAAGTAATCATGGAAAGAATCGAAGAAGATATCGCTGATATGAGTCGAGAGGAAAAGGTAGAGTTCATTACCGAATGTGGGATCGCACCATCCGATTGGTCGTGGTCCTCTATAGTAGTAAAAGAGGATGAGTTGTTCGGTAGGCCATCATGGGATGAGGATTCGATGAACCATCTTATATTCGATTGGAAATGGGAGGGACGATGAGGACCAGGGAAGCTAAACGCATAAGGAGCAAGGGACTCAAGCGAGCCAAAAGAAACGGCCATGTCGTTGCAACCATATGCGAAAGTGAAGCGTTCTCAGCCTATGGTTGTATGAATTGCAACGATGTAATGGACTTCTGGGATTCTCCAGCAGGGATGAATGGTCCGATGGCACACCGAAAGTGCAGCGGGCGGGCTGCGAAAAAAAATATTTTAACCCGGATAGGAAATCTTATCTTCAACAAGGAGGCTTAATGTTAGCCACTGCATTAGCAGTATTTCTCATTGTTCTTCTTCTAGTAATGATTTGGAGGAAGAATGACTGAGAAACAACGGATAAAGTTGGAACAACTGATAGACGAATACGAGATAGCGATCCTTCATACAAGGTGGGTCAAAAACTGGAGTGATGACCCCGTAAGGAAGCGAAAAGAAGGGGCACTTAAAAACATCACTGATTACCTAACTGTTATTCAGGATAATTGTATTTCTTTAGGATGTTATTCAGATGAGTGAACTACCTGACTGGCTGGAAGAAGCCGAGAATAATCCACACCAAATATCTTTATTCGGAACAGATCCTCGCAACCTGTCCCGAACCTACGATCCGCAGACATCACATGAGGCCGCACATTCAATCGACACGACAGGGCTTGAACAGCTTGTCTATGAAACGATTTGCGAATTCGGCCCACAAGGTACGATCAGCGATGAGGTGCGCGAGGCACTGGCACACATGAACCTGTCTTATTCCTCAGTGACGGCGAGGTACGCCGCACTCAAGGAGAAGGGACTGATAGAGCTGTCCGGCTCAAGGCGACCAGGAAAATCGGGCAGAGGCCAGAACGTTATGGTTGCAACACATTGGGAGAGTCGGCATGAAGAAGGATAGCTTGGGAAACACTTCAATTACCAATCACTTATGCTTGGTTATTAGGGGGAGCTATGTCCAGTAAAAGAAAATTCAAAAGACACAGGATGAAAATGGAATCCGACGAGAATGAATCACAGTTGGCGAACGCCACCATTAACAACTACCAGAATATGCTAGACTACTGTAAGCACATACATACAGCATTTTCCAGTATGATAGATGTTGCGGATAATGATGACACAGTGGATGCAGATCCAACACTGAGACAGTGGACAGAAGAACAAATAGAAATCTTAGAAAAAATATTTGAAGCCGACGACACACGAGAAGAATTGCTAACCGCTGTCGTTAAAGAAAGCGTTGCTAGAATTTCACTTAGCAATAATGAAGAATTAAACTAAAACCCCCAGGGGTCTACCTGAGCAGTAGGCGACCACTGGGGGCGAAGTACGAGGATGAAACGTACTTTCTTTTTAGTACCCATCACACCATGTACTACGAGAGAGGAGCTATCGTAGTATGGAGAAGGTAGGTAGTTACAAAACTTACGTCAACCTAAAAGTCCCAGTCGTAATCATCAAATGCAGGACCAAACGTGTGCCACCGACCGCTAACCTTATCGTAATGGAGAGGACACGCACCGTGCTTACCAATCCAAGACCAACGCACCTTCCAAACGTGAGCCTCTGGGGGTTCCTCGTCGTTGGGGTGCCTCCACACCGTCAGTCCGATGTCTGCCTTGCTGAACCAAGTGTGAGAGCCTGAGATGTCCATTCCGGTTACCACCACCTTATTACCTGTTCGTCTTTCGGAGTTAATCTTAGCAGGATGGGCGATAAAGAAGGTGTGGGCATCGTGATTCTTAGACCACTGCTGAACCTTGGTGAGCATCTGGCTGATGACATCCGTTTCTCGACCACCCTTCTTCATATGAATGTAGTTATAGGGGTCGATAACCAAGATCCTCGACCCATATCTCATCACACATTCAGAAGCCTTGGAAAGAATACTGTCGATGTCGGTAGCACCACCGCTACGGTTATTCATAAAGACGAAGTTGTCCTTTATAACTTGCTTACTGTACTCAACTTCTTCTTGGGACATTCGGTTGGCTCCACTCTCAACAAAGAACGGACGATCAACAACCTTCTGCGCTATCTGGGCATAGTGATAATCAGCAGGTTTCTCAAACGAACAAAAAATTGTTTTCCAGTTGTGGGATCTCGCCAGGTTGACGCAGATCTGGTCAATCAAGTCGGACTTGCCACTAGCAGGGAAGCCAGTAACCACGGTCAGCATACCAAGTGGCACTTGCATGTACTCGTCAAGCGAAGCGAATCCGGTAGACGCACCCTTGATCTGTCCATTCTCGTAGAGATCCATGACAGAATCGAAGATGTCATCGACAGTATAGACACCGATAATCGGCATCATTTTACATTTGTCGATTTGGTTTTCGAGATAGTTTGGGCCTTCGGATTTCAACGCATCGTTCGCATCCTTGTACTTCCCAAGATCTACGATCCAAGTCTTGGTGCTACCTATTCTACGAACAATCTCCTTTTGCAGAGCGGTGCCAGGTCCATCATTATCGCAGTTCAAAATAATTCTTGGGGCTGCCGCAAGCTGCCGCTCCGCCCTCCAGATATATCTGAACTTATTATCCTCCGTTGGATCAATCTTTCCATCCTTCACCACTGGTGGGGCACCATTGGGTATGGAGAGGACAGTCAGGTTTTCGGGAAGATCACAACTCAGCCAAGCACAAGCGTCGAACTCACCCTCACAGATGAGGATGTCATTGCCATCGACGTAAGCATCCAGATTATAAAAATCCTCACATACATTTTCTTGGCTGAAGTTCTTAGAGCCGTCAGCCGACCTCCACTTCACGGCATTGACGATTTCTCCGTCACGATACGGAAAGCCGACAGCAGGGACCGTCTTGCCATTGAAACGATAGGTACTGAGGATGGTGTAGTTCTTGATAACCTCTTCGGCAATGTGCCTAGATCTAAGGTATTCAAACGCCTCGTCATTTCCATTCCTATTGATGAGAGCGATAGGTTTGGATGGAAGAACCTCCGGTATATCGAAATCGGAATCATTATCGTATACCCAACCACCCTCGACTCCACAGTGGTGGCATCTGTACTTAACTCCGGTGCCATCAACCCTAATGGAGAGAGGTCGATCCTTTCTGTTCTTACTGCGATCATCCTGACACTGAGGGCACTGCTTTTTGTGTTGACCTGCCCTGAGATTGGTAGCCAACCTTTTGATTTCAGGTGCTATTTGTTGCATTCATCCTCCTCCTCTCTAACTAGTTCTAATAAAGTCGTTCTAACCAAGTCCTTATTATCTAATCCACTAATAACTATTACTGACCTTGGGTTTTCCTTATCTAAACCATGTTCGATAAACTTAGATTTGATAGACCTGTCATTCTCATACACTCTACCCTGTAATAAATCTAAGATTAGTGATTCATCTAGGTCTGGTCTTCTAGTTCTATAGTAGATCTTTATAGCTATCGCTAAATCTTCTTTCTTTACGAACGGTTCCTTACGGATTGGGCACTGTTTATCAAAATTTCTACCGTACTGAAGTGCCTTCTTACTCTTGATAAACCTGGGTTTTCCACCTATGGAAACTAAACGTCTAGAGTTAGATTTAGATGCGGGTTCGCCGTATATAGTAAGTATGCTCGGATCGTTGTCAACTGGCTTGCGTTTCTTTAGTCGGTGGATTATCATTACCCCTATCTCCGAACCCAGCAGGATAACACTTGGAGGTTTACAGTGCAACAAGATACAAAAAGATTCAGGGTTTACGAGGGAGTGGGGGTACCACCCCTCACTACCAAGCCCCATAAATGGGGCGACCTACCTCTGGCTACAGTAGCGGTAGGTGACTTGATTGAAATTCCAACCTCAGATGAGGAGAGAGTAAAGATCCTCTCGTCAGTCAGAAGCTATGTCTGGAGAGAATCAAAAAAACTAAACAAAAAATACAGTGTTCGTAAAACAGAATACGGAATTGGAATTTGGAGAGTCGAGCCAAGTCCCGCCAAAAAGAAAAGGTGGGGCTTGAAATGATTATAACCAATGAGCATGGGGCACCTGATGTTTTTGTAAGAGCCGCCCAGAATGATTCGTATTCAATGGGAGATGCCGACTTCAGTGTTACTGGTTTGATTCAGCCACCCCAGATAGCTCGCTTGAGAAAGAGGCATGAAGACAAGCTGAGTTCAGATGTTCGTGACTGGTTGTGGAAATTGTTGGGAACAGGAGTACACAGCGTACTGGAAGCAAACAATCCCGATAACGCAGAACAAAGATATTTTGCGGAGCACACCTACGGTGTGAAAATCTCAGGTGCGATTGATCTCTTGGAAGACGGAGCGATAACAGATTACAAAGTCACTTCGGAGTACACGGTGCGACAATCGCTCAAGAAGGATTGGGAAAGTCAATTGAATCTGTATGCGTGGCTTCTCAGGCAGAACGATATAGAAGCTACGAGCCTGACTGTCGTTGCAATTTGCAGGGATTGGCATATATCCAAGGTCGAGAGATCCAGGAACTATCCAAGCAGTCCGATTGTTGTGATCCCCGTCCCACTGTGGCTACCGAAAGTACAGGACGATTATGTAAACGAACGAGTGGCTATACATATGGCGGAGGGTACTGCGCCGTGTACCAATGAAGAAAGGTGGGCGCGTGGTGGGTACAAGGTGGTTTCCAATACAGGAAAAACCAAAAAGTACAACTCACTGGCTAATGCCGCCGCTTGGATCAACAAGCAGAAGAAGGGCCACTACACGGTGGTAGATGAAGAACCTAAATTCATTCGCTGTGAATCGTGGTGCGATGTATCAGAATTTTGTCCACAATGGAGAGGAGAGCAGAATGGAAACAACGAAGAGTCCGACAGGAGTAGCAACGCTGTATGAGACAAGAGATTATGAGATGTTTAAGCCTTATGCGGGCAACCGAAACATCAATCCAGTAAAAGTTAAAGACCTACTGCGGTCATTCAACGAAAGGCTCTATCCTGTACCAATTGTCGTTGACCAAGAAAACCAGGTACTAGATGGTCAGCACAGGCTTGAGGCAGCGAAAGCTGGCGGCTTTCCAGTAGTCTTTCTAAGGCTGACAGGAGACATCGTCCCTACTCAAGTAATACGCCAGTTGAATACAGGACAAAAGCCCCACACCCTTCCAGACTACATGAAACTTTATGTAGAAGATGGAAGGGGAGACTACATACAATTCCAGAACTTATACGAGCATTATGATAAAACGCTTGATGAGTTGGGGGTAACGGTAAAAACTGGTGGGCCATACCGTATCGTATTCACTTCCATGCTTGGTCTGATGTGCGGAAGAGACGGCGTGGAAAAAAATGCGTTTTTGCGTCACGCTTCCAACCCCTGGAATCGTGGTACTCAGACAGAAAACAAACTGAGTGTGATTTTCAGGAACGGAGAGATAGATCTAACCAATGCGTCAAAGGGCGTAACCACCTTAGACTATCTTATGAAAATCTTTTCGGTTCTTCCCCGTCAGCGAGCGGGGACTACATACAATTCAAACGGCAGGTTGCACCGAAATCGTTTTATACATCTGAGAACCAGAGAATACCTTTGTAGCATACACTACTTGCTTCACTATAGAAGCGAGCATATTGAGAGCGAGAACGAGGACTTTGATCCACAAGTGTTCTTAACGCAAGTGGAATCTTACCCCAACCTATGCCGTCCTCTTGAGGATAAGCCGAAAGAATGGACAAACGCCCTGAGACATATAGAAGATATTTACAATCACAAAAGAGGTAACAGGAAGTACACCTACCTCGCATCCCTGTAACATGTGGATGAACACAGATCTAAAACTAGGAGGGGAGACAAATGGCAACAGCAAAGAGTCCGACAGCTAAACAGATTTGGGATACGCTGTCGAAGGTAGACGTATCCGCACACACGGAGGATCGTGGGGGGCTGACATACCTCTCATGGGCATGGGCATGGGGCGTGATGATGGAACACTACCCAGACCTTGATGTTAAGTGGCATGGACAGCGTGACGATGCCGGAATCATGCACGATATCCAGGTCTACCCAGGTGGATCTTCGATGGTAAATTGCTCAGTCACGATAGGTGAGGTGACGAGAGACATGTGGCTTCCGGTCATGGACTACAGGCACAAGGCTATAGCGAACGCTGACAGCAGGAGCATATCGGATGCACGGATGCGATGCCTGACGAAGTGCTTCGCTCTCTTTGGTCTTGGGCACTACATCTATGCCGGAGAGGACACGCCTGGGTCTTGGGAATCGGGTACACATGGGGCGTCACCTGTGTCATCGGAAACGGCCCACGCCCATCCCAAGAAAACCAGACCCAAAAGTAAGCCGCCCGCTAAAAAGAAAGACGAGAAAAATTATATTCCAGAGCTGACGGAAACCGCTACGGATCTCTTCAACCGTGGATGGGAGCCGGATGTAAACCTCAAGTTTGAGATCAAGACGGCGATCAAGAACGATGACAACGAGGAGGCAGTAAGGTTGGTAAAGATCTTGAAGGAAGCAGGGAAAACAGTAATCAAACTAAATGATGCGAAAGCAGAGGAGCAGAACGATGCCTGATTATGCTGACGAACCGAAGATCGACTTTGCCGTATTTAAGAATAAGTTTGCAAAGACTGATCGCCACCCATCTGAGGTGGGCAAGATTGAATTCACAAGGGAATTCCTCAAGGTCATGGTCGAGCGGGCCAAGACGGGTATGATGCCCGTCCTCCGTGTAGCCATGTGGGAACGTACTTCCAAGGCAGGGATGCCCTACAAAAACTTCCGCTTGGAGCTTGAACGCCTAAAGGCCCCAGAACCTGAGCCGCAAGTTGAACAGGAACAGGAACAGGAGTCAGACGACGGGCTTCCTTGGTAGATTAGAAACAACATGAGGGGTTCGGCTGCGGCACATCCTTTCCGTAGACCAACTTAAACGACCATGTTGAAACCTGCCTTGGCAGGTGGTGCCCTCATACTTTTTAGGAAAAGGTTAGACTATGAAAAAAGGCAAGTTACTAGGGACAGTGATGCTACTGAGCGTATGCCTAATGGTTGGAGTCAAGTACGGAGTCAAGTACGGATGGCTTGCGGGGCACACGCACTGGACTACTGAGAGAATTCGGGAACGCCCTTACCTCTAGTTTCCACGGGTTATAAGAAACCCCCCAATCATACCTAGTGCAACATAGGGTGTGGCCCCACCAATACGCCGAAGTAATCCTGGCGACCCAACTTCCTTCCACGCATCAGCCTCTACATTGAGTGCGGCAACCTCGCGCCGAAGTGCGCTGTTGATTCTTTGCTCCATTATCCACATCGAATCGGTAGCTTCGACTCTTTTCCACAACAAAGACTTCTCTTCTTCCAGTATTTCTACCTGTTCCTGGTATGCAGACACCTCTCTGAAGTGCAATGCCCTCAGAGTGTCTAGGATCGCTCCTAAGCCATCGTAAGCTTCTAGGCTATCACGGAGTATAAGGACATTCTCCTCGAATGCTACAGAGGATTCTACGGCCCTGTTTTTCGCATCTTCCCTGATTTCTGCTATAGAATCGTGTGCCTCGTCCAAACTGTCCTTCAAGAGTTCATAGTCCTGCTCCGCTAGTCCGAATTCTGTCTCCAACCCGACTCGCTCTTCCTCAAGGACACGAACTTTCTCTTCCGCGACGACTGCCCGCTCGCGTGCGCCCGCGTAGGGACTAAAAATAATTATCAACCCGGTTATAGTTACGAATGTTAGGGCTGCCAGCACCAAATTAAAATTATTTGTCATCAGTATTTTTCTTGACGGTTCTGTATGCCACTCTTCTTGCAACAATTCCGTGTAACGCCGTTCGCCTTACACGAACAAGCTCGACCGATCCAGATGCAATAAGTTTTCTTAATCTTTTTCGTACAGCGGCTGCACTGATATCAAGGGATTCGGCTAACTCCAATACGGACATCGCCCCGTCTTCTGAGGGGGGAGCATCTAACGCCTCCTGAACATGTTGTAACAGTTCGGCTTCTGTTGCCATCATATCTCCACAGTCGTTGGTCTGTCGGGTTTATAGAGTACGGTCTTCATATCATAATCATCATCATCAATCTCAAACCAAACAAGACCAATATCTGCGAGAGACTCAGCCACCCTATGTACATACTCCGTAGCAAGTTGCCAGGCAGGAAGGGCAACCACTCTTGTTTTGATCTTGTGAATTCGTCCACTGTCAGCGAATTGGTGAAAGTGACTACGCACAGCTACGTCAGGTGGCTCCTCATGGTCCATCATATAGTTGAAAAAAATATCTTGAGCGAACCATCTAATGTACGGACCCTTCGTGTGTGCCCGTCTTCCCATACGACCGTGATGTTTGATGTCGAATAGAACTGGACCGATCTGAATCAATCTTGAATACGATGATTTGTTTCCGGTGTCAGGATCTCCTATGACCTTCCAGCCTTCTGCACTTAGTGCCC